GGGATAGCAATTTTTCAGATAGAGCGCAGAACTGGGCGCAACGCAAAATTGATGCTCTGAATGCAGAAGCAGAATCAAGGAGAGAAATGAAAAAGATTGAACGCCGCACTTATACAGTAAAAGATGTTCAGGCAAGATCAGCCGAGGATGGCACAATGCGCCTTGCTGGTTACGCTGCTGTATTTAATGAATCAAGTGTGCCACTACCATTTAAAGAATCAATTGCGCCAGGAGCATTTCGTAAAACATTAACTGAAACTCCAGATGTGCGTTTACTTATTAACCACGAAGGTTTGCCACTAGCACGATCAAAGAATGGCACATTGAAATTAAATGAGGATGATCGTGGATTATATTTTGAGGCTGAGTTAGCAGATACAACTGAAGCCCGCGATATTTACAAACTGGTTGAGCGTGGCGATGTAGATCAAATGAGTTTTGGTTTCAGAGTTATCCGCCAAAAGTGGAGCGATGATCGTAGTCGTAGAGTTCTAACTGAGGTTTCATTAGCCGATGGCGATGTATCAGTAGTAACTTATCCAGCCTATCCAACTACAACTGTTGAGGCTAGAGAAAAAATTGCTAAAGCACTTGAGGCAGCAAAATCAGGGCGAGATGTTAGCCCAGAGGATATGGCAGTTCTGCAAAGTGTATTTTCAGATTTAGATGAAGGCCACGAATATATTATGAGAGCCTTTGAAGTTATGTCTAGTTTCATTGGAGCAGATACTTCTAGTTACCACGATGAGGATGATGAGGATATGCGGGCCACTGATGTAGTCGGCGATTTTGTCGAATGGGATTCAAGTGGTGGAACTGCAAGAGGCAGAATTGTTCGAGTGTTGCAAGAAGGTGTATTAAATATACCTGATTCAACCTTTAGCATTACTGCTGAGGAGAATGATCCAGCAGTTTTGATTAGACTTTACAGAGAATTACGCGATGGTTATGTTGCAACTGAAACTTTAGTTGGGCATAAGAGAAGTGAGTTAAGAAGTATTGCACCTCTTAAAGAACCATCAGATGAGGCAAGCCGTAAGATTTCATTGCGCCTAGCCCAAGCAATAATCAATAATACAAAATAAATTTCTGTTGTAAAAATACAGCAGATGAAGTCGGAGCGAACTGCGCACCCTTTAGCGCCGCGCAAGGTATCGCCACCACCTCAAAATTCAACCAACCAAGGAGTTAAATTAATGTCTTACTTAGACAAAGTAATTGAACGCCGCGATGCAGTGAAGGCAGAGATGGATGCAGTTCTTGAGGCAGTAGCCGCAGAGAATCGCACCGATCTAACTGCTGATGAAACAACTAAGGTAGATGCTTTAGTTGCAGAATCACGCTCGCTAGATACAAAGATTGAAAACCTAAAGACCCAGGCAGATGCAGATGCAAAGGTTGCAGAAGTTCGTGCAGCAGTTGCAGATGTAGCAATGCCAAAGTCTGGTGGCGCAAAGGTAACCCGCGAGGAGCGTACCTATACTGCTCAATCAGGAGCATCATTTATTAAAGATGCTTTTAATGCACAATTCAAGCAAGATTTCAGTGCTTCAGATCGTCTTGCTCGCCATATGCGCGAGGAAGAAGTTGAGCGTCGTGATGGAACAACTGCAAACTTTGAAGGTTTAGTAGTTCCTCAATACTTAACTGATCTTGCTGCACCATTGGCTCGCGCAGGTCGCCCAACAGCAGACTTCGCAACCAATAAGATCGCACTACCAGCGGCTGGAATGACTTTAAACATTAGCCGTATGACTACTGGTACATCAACAGCAATTCAACAAACTCAGGCAACTGATGTTTCTGAAACTGATGCTGATGATACTTTGCTAACTGTAAATGTTCGCACTATCGCTGGACAGCAAGACCTATCACGCCAAGCAATTGAGCGTGGAACAGGTATTGATTCCTTCGTAGTTGGCGATCTAATTCGTTCATGGCACACAACATTGAACTCACAGATTATCAATGGTGCTGGAACAAACGGAACTATCAAGGGTATTCGTGCCTCTGGTGGAAACGCAATCACCTTCACTGCAACAACTCCAACTGTTGCACTTCTATATCCAAAGTTGGCTGATGCGTTGCAGAAAGTTCAAAGCAATGTATTTACAACTCCAACACATTGGATTATGCACCCACGCCGCCTAGCATTCTTGCTAGCAGGCGTTGATGGTTCAAATCGCCCATTAGTAGTTCCATCAGCAAACGGCGTAATGAATGCCGTTGCAACAGGAGCAGGCGTTGCGCAATATGGAAACTCAGGTTATTCACTACTTGGATTACCAATTATTGCAGATGCTTCAGTTCAAACTACTTTAAGCACTGATCAAGATGAAATCTATTTGGTTGATTCACGCGAGATGCACCTATTCGAGCAACCAGGATCACCATTCTCACTTCGTTTTGAGGCAACAGGCGCAAGTAACCTAACTGTTAAAACAGTTGTTTATGGTTATGCAGCCTTCACCGCAGAACGCTATCCATTAGCCGCATCAATCATTAGCGGAACTGGCTTAGCAGCACCATCCTTCTAAATTAGAAGGTAATTAAGAACTGTTTAGGTGGCTTAACCTCCCCCGATTAAGCCACCTAAACTCCTAAGTAGTTCGGGGGAATTATGAAAAGCGCACATAAAGTAACAATAGGTTCTTGCGATTCAGGCCAAGTAAATGGATCGTTTGCCTACACATTAATTCAATTAGCCCAATCAAGATCATCAAGATTAGGGCCATTTGTAAGAGTTAAAGGTTCAGGATTACTTTCTAAGATTCGTAATCAAATAGTTAAACAATTTTTGGATAGTACAAAATCTGATTGGCTTTTGATGGTGGACAGCGATCAGCAACTAGGTGTTGCAACTTTTGATAAGTTGATTGATACAGCCCACGATTTAGAACGGCCAGTTGTAGCAGGATTGGTATTTGCTGCTTTTAATGATGGCAAGAGTGAATATCCAAAACCAGTTCCAGCAATATTCCAAGATGCACCAGAGGGATTCTTACCTCTCTATAAATATGATGAGAACAAAGTTTTTGAAATAGATGCCGCAGGTACAGGTTGCCTTTTAATTCACCGCAGCGTTCTTGAAAAGATGCGTGAAACAGCCGATTCTAGTATGGGTAAAAATTGGTGTTGGTTTTGGGATGGCCCAGTAAATGGCGAATGGATAGGCGAGGATTTACTTTTCAGCCGTCGCATTCGTTCCCTTGGATTTCCAATATATGTGCATACAGGGGCAATTTTGCCTCATCAAAAATCATACTGGCTAGATGATAGGCACCATAAATTATGGAAAAATTAAAAAAGATTTTTAATAAAAGAATTAAACCTAAAGAAACGGCTACTGCCCAGCCGCAACTTGAAAGAGCGATTTTACCTAAAGCGGAAAGAAGGATAAAGCGTGGCAATAACTAATGGCTACTGCACATTGGCTGAATTAAAAGCCTCATTAAATATCACTGATTCAGTAGATGATACTGCTTTAGAGGCTGCTATTACTTCGGCTAGTAGGATGATTGATGATTATACTGAGCGTTTCTTTTATGTTAATGGAACAACTCAATCAACAGTAACTCGCTATTACACTCCAGTTGATCCATATACAGTAAACATCGATGATATAATAACAGTTAGTGAAATTGCTACTGATGATAATTTTGATTTTACCTATGGAACTGTTTGGGCAACTAGCGATTATATGATTGAGCCAATAAATAACCCAATTAAATCTTGGCCTTACAATAGAGTTTTAGCAATTGGCAGTTATATTTTTCCTTATCAATTACCTCAATCACTTAGAATTAAAGGTGTTTGGGGATTCTCAGCAGTACCACCTGAAGTAAATATGGCTACTCTGATTCAATCATCACGCTTATTTGGTCGCAGGCAATCACCATTTGGAATTGCTGGTAGCCCTGAAATGGGAACTGTTAGATTGTATTCTCGCCTTGATGCTGATGTTGAAGTTCTACTTCGCCCATTCCGCAAGAATGGCGGCTTGGCTAAGTGATCCCAAGCAATGTTAGAGATGGTTTAAAAACTCGCCTTCAAACAATTACTGGGCTTAGAGTGTATGATTTAATTCCAGATACTGTTAGCCCGCCAGCAGCGATTGTTGGCCAATTAGATTTCACCTTCGATATAAACAATGCGCGAGGTTTAGACCAAGCCAATTGTGATGTCTTGGTGATTGTTCAACGCCTATCAGAAAGAGTTGCCCAAGATAAGTTAGATGCTTTTCTAGCAGGATCAGGGGCTGGCTCAATTAAGGCTGCTATTGAAGGCGATAGAACTTTAGGTGGTGCAGTAAACACACTTAGAGTTATTAGCGCTGAAGGTGGCACTTATGATTCTGCTGGCAGTTTATTCCTATCTTATAGATACCGCCTCACACTTTGGGGTTAAGGAGAAAAAATGTCTTATGTAATTACCTCAGAAGTAGAGGTTTGTAATAAAAAGAAAGGTGAATCAATCACCGAAAAAGAATTGCTTAATGCAGGAGCCAACATCGAAGCATTGATTACTGGCAATCACATTAAGGCAACTGGGGGAACAACCAAACCAGCAATCCAAGAAGGAGCCGATAAATAATGCCAAGATTAGTATTAACAAATGCGAAGGTTACGATAAATTCAGTTAATTTATCTGATCACATCGCAAGCGTTACTTTAAGTACCAGTGCTGATGTAGTGGACACAACAGGGTTCTCATCAACAGCAGCAAGAAGCCGTGTTGCTGGTTTGTTAGATAATTCTGTAACTCTTGAATTTCATCAGGACTTTGCAACATCAAATGTTGAACAAACAATTTATCCGCTGATTGGAACTACAACTACTGTTGTTGTTACTCCAGTTGATACAACAGTAGGTGCAACTAACCCTTCCTATACATTTTCTGCATTAGTTGCAGAATGGCAACCATTATCAGGCGCAGTTGGCGAATTAGCCACTGCATCTGTTACTTGGCCAATTTCAGGATCAATCACTAAGGCGGTCGCATAATGGCAAGAATCGTATTAACTAACGCTTCAGTTACTTTCGCAAGCACTGATGTTTCAAGTTATGTAAGTTCAATAACTTTAAGCACCTCACTAGATGTAGTAGATACAACATCTTTCGGAAACACCGCACGCACTAGAGTTGCGGGATTAGCAGATAATCAGGTAACAGTTGAATTTTTCCAGGATTTCGGTTCTGGACTTCTTGAATCAATTATTTACCCTACAATTGGAACTTCTGCTGCAATGGTAATTAAGCCAGTAGCAGGAAGTACAACTGCAACAAATCCATCATATTCATTCAATGCTTTAGTTTCAGAATGGCAGCCACTATCTGGTGCCGTTGGAGAACTAGCAACAGCAAGTGTTACCTGGCCAATATCAGGTGCAATAACAAAAGCAACATCATAACTAACTAGGGGGAAATAAAATGGATGGATTATCACTAAAGATCAAAACTAACGATGGTGTAGATAGCGTTTTTTCACTACGCCCTCGCACCATCGTTGCTTTTGAACAAAAGTTTGGTAAAGGATTGGCAAAATTGTTTGCAGAGGATCAAAAGATGGAACACATCTACTACCTCGCTTGGCAATCTTTGAAAGATAATGGCCGAGTTGTAAAACCTTTTGGCCCAGAATTTTTAGATACGCTGGAATCTGTTGAAATGATTTCAGACCCAAATTCAGAATCCACCGAGATAGCCTAACCTTTGCAATTGCAACGGCCTCGGTGGAGTTGGGCATCTCTCCTATTGATTTGATAGATGCCCCTGATGGTGTCTTAGAAGCAATGTTCGCCTATCTAAAGGAAAGAGCAAAGGCAAATAAATATGGCTGATGAGGTTATCGTTTTAACAGGTATCAAAGAAACGCAAGATGCCTTAAAACAATTTGATAAAGCAGCGGCTAGAAAATTTAACAAAGTAATTAATGACGCATTAACTAGCGCTGAAAGATCAGCAGATAACTTAGTAGTTCAATTTACTAATCCTGTTTATGGAACTCCGATGCGCGGCTGGCGTAAAACTTCAGCCGCTAATCCAAGAACTCGCGGTGGCGCAGGCTGGCCAGCGTGGGATGTTAGTGAAATTCAAACAGGCATTGTAAAAAGCAGAGCGCAAGGTAAAGTTCGTGGTGATTACACCACTAGCGCTGGTGCGTTAATTAATAAGAGTGCTGCTGGTGCAATATTTGAAGTTGCAGGCAGGCGTGGCAACGCATCAAGAAATCAATTTATTAGATATTTAAGCAATTCATTTGGCAAAGCCTCCCGCCTTATTTGGGCAGTTGTTGATAAAGACAAAGATGAAATTCAAAGGCGAGTTGCAGCAGCCTTAGAGGATGCTAAAAAAACATTACAAACTAATTTGAATGGTAGGAGTTGAGATGGCCGTTGGCGCAGTAATTGCAAGGATCATTACTCAATACTCTGCTAAAGGTTCAAAGGCTGCTCAAAAAGATATAGCCAAACTTGGTAAAGATTTTGATAAATTTGCTAAAAGATCAGCATTAGCATTTGCCGCAGCAGGCGCTGCCGTTGGTGCGTTCACTGTTAAAGTAGGAACTGATGCAGTTCGTGCTGCTATGGAGGATCAAAAGAGCCAGGCATTGCTTGCCTCTACTTTAAGAAATACTGTTGGTGCAACAGATGCAGTTATTGCAAGCACTGAGGAATACATAACTTTATTACAAAAAGAAGTTTCTGTTGCCGATGATGAATTAAGGCCAGCGCTGGCTACCCTAGCCAGGGCAACTGGTGATGTTGCCTCTGCTCAATCTTTATTAGGCACTGCTTTAAATATTTCTGCTGGAACAGGAAAAGATTTAGCCTCTGTTTCTTTAGCATTAAGTAAAGCGGTAAATGGCAACCTTGGCGCTCTTACTCGGCTTGGTGTTCCACTTGATGCCAATACAATTAAATCAAAAAACTTTAATAAAGCACTTGATGTTTTAAATGATACTTTTAAAAATCAGGCTGATATTCGTGCCAAAACTTTAGAGTTTAGATTAAAAGGTTTAAATATTGCCTATGGTGAAGTTCTTGAAACCCTTGGTTATGCCCTTTTACCAGTTATTGAAAAATTTGCTGATGTAATTACTACAAAAGTTTTACCTAAATTAGAGGAATGGATTGCCGCTAATAAAGATAAATTAGCATCAAGTTTAGATACAATCCTAACAAAACTGCCTGCACTACTAACTCAAGTTTTTAATTTATTTGATTATATTCAGCGCAACTTAGGAACTATCAAGGCTCTAAGCGGTTTATTAATTGCTACCTTTGCATCGGCAAAAGTTTATGCTGGAATTGTTGCTATAACTGGTGCTATCAATATTCTAACTACCGCCTTCGGGCGCCAGGCAGCGGCAGCCACCGCAGCAGGAGTTGGTACCGCTTTTGCAACAGGTGGAGCCTCAGCCTTAGCCGCAGCAGGAGCAATTGCTACATTTACAACAGCGGGCTTAATTGCCTATAAGCAATTAACTAAAAACAATGATGCAATTGATGCTCAGAATGTAAAGATCAGGGCATTAACTCCTGGCTGGGGAAATGTTTATGGCGCACCTGGAGCAAAGACCGCTGAAAAAGTTGCTAATGCTACTGGTAAAGTTTTAAGTAATACTACCAAACTAACTGCTGAGCAAAAAAAGCAAGCGGCAACTCAAGAAGCCTTAAATAAATTAAAGGCAATGGGTGTTACACCTACATCTGAAACTGACCCAATTCAACTTGAGGCAGTTAGATTAAACCTTCTTAAAGAACAAAACCTTGCTCAAAAAGCAATGTACAATCAATTACTTGCTAATTATGAGGCAACTAATCGTATGAATATTGCAGCGCAAAGATACGCCGATATTTTGATGGTTATTGCTGATGAGAAAATTTCAACTGAGGAAGTAAACCTTCTCGCTAGTAAATGGAATTTAACCAACATTGAAGTTCTTAAATACATCGCCTCAGTTACTGGCAATGTTGAACTTGGCAAGGGTTGGGATGCGGCAGGTTATGCAGCAGGTGAGAGTTGGAAATTAGCACTTAAAGAATTAAATGCTTATCTTGCAGCCGTTGGCAAAGGTGCCTTTGTTGCTCCTGTAAATGTGCCAACCGCTGCCACTGCCGATCCTTTTGCAGCAGATAAGGCTAGATTGGCTGCTTCAAAACAAACCATTGAGGATTTATTAGCAAAGGTGCAAGCAACAAAGAAAATCCCTGATACACCTACCGCAAATACATTTGGGCAATCAATGACTACATTACCTGATTATCTAGCCTATCGTGCTGGTGAGCGTGCCTCAGTAAATGTAACTGTTAATAATGCTGGTAATGCAATCGTGCAGAGTGATTTGCAAGAATCAATCAGGAATGGTTTGTTAGCAGGTCAAACTTCAGGCAGGGCAATCAACGCTAGAGTTTTGGATTTGTAATGCCAGGTACTCCAGTTCTTGGTGTTTCGATAGATTTCCAAAACGGCCCCGCCTTTGGCAATCCCCTTCTGCTCGATGATCCAACTACTCCGCTTGGCATTGGTATTTTAGCCGATGCACCTGGCGATGTAGTTGATGTTTCAGATATTGCCTTGCAAGTAAATATTCGCCGAGGCAGAAACCGCATTCTTAATAAATTTGAGGCTGGTGCTGCAACTGTAATTTTGGCAGATAACAATGGTGATTGGTCGCCCGCTAACACATCCTCTCCCTATTATGGCAAATTACTACCACTGCGCAAGATTCGTGTGTTTGCAGATTATGATGATGGTGGCGGAACTGATCGCTACTATCTTTACTCTGGTTATATTACCGCCTACAACAGCACCTATGGTTTAGGTATAGATGAAACCTCTAAGATTACCTTGCAATGTGTTGATGGTTTTAGATTGCTAAATAGTATTGGCATTAGCACTGTTGCTGGCGCTGGCTCACCTCAATTAAGTGGCGATAGAATTAATACATTGCTTGATGTTGTAAATTGGCCAGAATCTCAGCGTGATGTAAATTCTGGCAATAGTTTGCTTCAAAGTGATCCTGGCACATCTAATAGAGATTTGCTTACAGCGATTCAATTGGTCGAAAGTTCAGAGTTTGGCGGATTTTTTATTGACGCCGAAGGCAACGCAACATTTTTATCTAGGGATACAATTAGTAAAAAGGCAGATGAAACTCCAACAGTATTTGCCGATGATGGTTCTGCAATTACCTATCAACAAATTGAGTTTGCCAACGATGATACTTTGTTGGTAAATGATGTAACAGTTACTCGCCTAAATGGAACTAGCCAAAATGTTTTTGATCAAACCTCGATAGATACCTACTTTCTACACTCTGGCAAGCGTGATGGAATCCTAGTTCAAACCGATGCTGAGGCTTTAGATCAGGCTCAAACTCTATTAGTAGCCCGAAAAGATACAACTGATCGTATAGATTCAATGACTATAAATCTCCTAGATTCCTCAGCACCTACCAAAATTGTGGCTGGGTTAAGTCTTGAAATCTTTGATCTAGTTAATGTTACAAAAACTGTTCCAGGTGGTTCAATCATTACTAAGGAACTATTTGTTCAAGGCGTTCAGCACGATATAACTAACACAATGTTCACTACAAAAATACTAACCGCAGAACCTCTAATTCAGGCGTTTATCCTTGATAGCACCACCGATCAAGGCCGCTTGGGTTCTGGTATCTTAAGTTACTGACTAAGGAGCAATAATGTCGAAGCAAACCTTCACCACTGGGCAGGTATTGACCGCAGCCCAAATGACTAGCCTACAACAGACGGCAATGTTAGGCGGCGCAGCAAGTGCAAAAGTTGCATCTTATGTATTAGTTGCCGCTGATGCTGGCGATGCAATAACAATGAGCAATGCTGGTGCAACAACAATTACTGTTAATACAGGATTATTTGCAACAGGCGATATTGTAACCATCATTAATCTTGGCGCTGGAGCAACAACTATTACTGCTGGTACTGCAACAGTTGCAACATCAGGATCATTAGTTTTGGCAACAAATCAAGGTGGAGTTTTACGATTTACTAGCCCTAGTGCTGCTATCTTTTTCCAATTTGCAACACCAGCCTCTGGAGATATTGAAGGCGTAACTGCTGGAACTGGTATTTCAGGTGGTGGAACATCTGGAACTGTTACTATCACAAACTCTATGGCAACCGCAATAGATGCCAAGGGTGATCTTGTTGTAGGTACTGGAGACGATACCTTCAGTAAACTCACAGTGGGGGCAAACGGCACCACACTCGTAGCGGATAGTGCGGAAGCAACTGGACTTAAATATGTGGCTGGAGTTTCACTAACCCTTAATGCCCAAACTGCTGCCTATACCTTAGTTGCTGGAGATGCTTTTAAATTAGTAACTGTTAGCGATACTGTTTCAAGAACTGTAACAGTTCCACCTTCAGTTTTTACAACTGGTCAAGTAATTAATGTTCAACGCATTGGCACTGGTGCAGTTCCATTTGCTCAAGGTGCTGGCGTAACTATCACCTCAACTGGTGCTACTGCATCTGCTCCAACTTTAAGAGCGCAGTACTCTGCTGCCTCAATTGTCTGCACTGGTTCAAATACTTTTACAATTCTAGGAGATATATCTTAATGACTTTATTAGGAATTGTTGCTAGTCAAAATTATCCAAGAACAGTTTCACCACCAGTTTCGGGCTTTTCATTTTGGTTAGATGCTGATGATGCAACAAGTTTTACTTTTAGTTCAAGTAATGTTGTAAGTGCTTGGGCTGATAAAAGTGGTAATGGAAATAATGCAACACAAGCCACAGTTGCAAATCAACCAACAAAAGAATCCTCTGTTTTAAATGGCAAGCCTGGTGTAAGGTTTAGTGCAAATGCTGATAAATGTTTAGGATTAGGAACTCAAATTGGCGGCACAACTCAAACAACTTTTATGGTTATCAATACGCCAAGCGGTTGGACAAACTCAACTGGCGGTTTTGCAATGATATTTAGTAGCAATGCTTTGGGAGTTCCAGGTAATAGCGGCCTTGTTGGCGGAAGTTGGACAGGTGGTTTCGCAAATGAAAGAATTTTATGGTACACACAAAGTAGTGGCAATCAAAGTATAGGTATTGCTCAAAATGGTTCAAATATAAGTTCAGGCGGTCATATTTTATCTATTGATCACACAGCAACAGGAAGCAGAGATATAAAATTAGATAATGTATCACAATCAGTTACAAGTTCTGGTAATTGGTCTAATTCTCTCTACCCTGGAAATTACGACAGGATTGGTAATTATGATGTTACTGGTGGCGGTTCAGGATTTATTGGTGATATTTGTGAAGTTATTTTGTATCCAAGTCAATTATCATCAGGAGATATAACATTAGTATATGACTATTTAAAAACAAAGTGGGGTACTCCGTAATGTGGGCAAGATTTGAAACGCTTGAAGCGTTTAATATATGGCACGCACAAATTAAAGAGCAATTAGGTATTCCATTACCTGATGGTATTTCAACAGAATATACAAATGCACAATTAACACCTGATGGCAGTTATTCCGCTTGGGTTGAGCCTAAATATTTTGATGGCTTGATTGAAGGGTTACAGCCAATATCAAAAAGATTACAACAAAGCACAATCTTTCAGGATTTACAGGCTCTAGGCCTTCAAGCATAATCCCTCAAAATTATGCTTTACGATTTCCCAGATATAACAAAAAGCATCGATGATGCCGTCGATGCTATTGAGGATTCGGGGCTTATTTAAGGAGAGATGTGCCAATAAGTTCAAGCCAAACAACAGTTACTACTGCCGCAACTTTATTAGTAGCAGGAGATGCTCAGGCTGAGGAAGTTCACTTTCATTCATCATCAGGCATAATTTATTTAGGTGATAGCAATGTAACTTCATCAACTGGATACAGAATGGATAATGGCGACAAAGCAGTTTTTGCTAATCACGAAAACGCAATATATGGCATTACTTCAACAGGTACCGCATTAATGAGTGTGTTGGTAATTACCAAATGACCGCTAACGAATGGGCTTCAATCGCTGTTGCGGTTGGAACCTTAACTGGATTTTTAGTTGCAGGTGTAAGATTTTTAGTTAAGAGTTATCTTTCCGAACTTAAACCCAATGGTGGAAACTCGGTTCGAGATCGCATTGATAGTATAACCTGCCAAGTTGATCGGCTAGAGGCCAGAATAGATGAAATTTACAGATTGTTAGTTAAAAAATAAAAGGGGTGTTATGAGCAAAGTAGTTGAGATAGCCAAAGCACAAATTGGCTATAAAGAGAGTGGCAACAACAATACTATTTTTGGTAAATGGTATGGCGCTAATAATCAACCTTGGTGCGCTACCTTTGTTTCCTGGTGTTTTAATGAGGCTGGTTTAATATCTAATATTGCAGCACAAAGTAAAAAAGGATTTGCCTCTTGCGATGCTGGCCTTAAATGGTTTGCTAAAAAAAACAAAGTAATTCCAATAGGTCAGGCTCAGGCTGGAGATATTGTATTTTTCCAGTTTGATGATGATGCTCAACCTGATCATGTCGGAATCGTAAAATGGAACAATACTGCGCTAAAATACCTGCAAGTTATCGAAGGTAATACCTCAAGTGGTAGTGTAGGAAGCCAATCAAATGGAGATGGTGTGTATCTTAGGAAACGCTCCTACTCCCTGATAATGGGCGTAGTTCGCCCTTAAAGGATAAAAATGAAAAAGTTAATCGCTAAATTAAAAGACCCTAAAACAATTTCTGCTTTTAAATCTTATGCAAGAGCAGTTCTAGCATCAGCGGTAACAATGGGAATTGCACTGGCTGCTGATCTTGCTCCTCAATATGCAATTTTAATTGGTTCAATCGCTGGCCCAGCCGCTAAGTGGGCAGATAAAACAGAGCAAGAATACGGCCTAGGCTCTAAGTAAATAAATGAATCGGGGGAAAATTTTAGATGAAGCCAAGAGGCTTACTCACACCGACAGGCAAGATGATTATGGAACGCCTGCTATTAACTTTAATCGTATCAGCAGGCTTCTATCTGCTTATCTTGATTGCGAGATAACACCAGAGCAAGGCGCTATGATTTGCGCACTAATCAAGGTGGCAAGATCAATGGAAACCTATAAGGCTGATAATTACATTGATGGCGCTGCTTATTTTGCGATAGCGGGGGAGTTAGCAAATGGTAAAGAGTGATCTAGTAGTTTTAATTCCAACTCGCGGGCGGCCAGATAATGCCATTGCCTTAGAGCAGGCTTTTGTAGAAACAAATACAAAGGCTGCAAGATTTTACATAGTAGATTTTAATGATGAAACTCGAAATGAGTATTCCTGGAAACTGCCAGTTGAATCTGTAATTATGATTCATAATGAAACTGGTGGGATGGCTTACCCATTAAATTACATAGCCCGCCAATTTATAGGCGAGTTTGATAACTTTGCATTTATGGGTGATGATCACCGCCCAAGAACTGCTAACTGGGATGAAAAGTTTGTCGAGGAACTTTATACAGGCTCAGATATTGTTTATGGCAACGATCTATTCCAAGGCTCAGCGCTACCAACTGCGGTAGCGATGTCTGCTCAAATAGTTGAGCATCTGCGAGGAATGGTTCCTGATACTCAGCGCCATTTATACTTAGATAACTTTTGGTTAAAACTAGGGCAAGATTTAGGCAAGATTAAATACCTACCTGATGTAATCATTGAGCATTGCCACGCCTTCAATGGCAAGGCGCCAATGGATGATAATTACGCCAGGGTAAATGCTCCTGAAGTTTACTCAGCCGATAAGGTTGCCTTTGATGCTTATATGGCTGGTGCAGAGTATCAAGATTTATTGGCAAAATTAAAATGAAAATAAATGATCTTTTTGATGCAGTAATTGTAGTTAATTTGGATAGACGCCCTGATAGGTTAAAAGGTATAACACATCAATTAAGCAAATTACAAATAACTTGGCATAAATGGCCAGCCATTGATAATTTAAATACAGATATGAGCCCAATATTCTGCAATACAATGAATTGGCTTAATAGGCTTTTTTATTCTCAATATAAAGAATATAAAAGTGTTTTATTTTTAGATGATGATTGTGAGTTTGTGGATAATTTTTATGAAAAACTAGAACAAGTTTGGCCTGAAATTCCTGATGATTGGGATACAGTAAGTTTTGGTGATCATTTAATCAAATCAACTAAAATTACTGATAAAATTTACAAAATAGATGAATCTTATGGCGGCCATGCCACAGCATTGAAAATTAATTGCATTCCTACTATTTTTACTGGATTAACTGGTAAAAATTTTGGGGATATTGAAATGAACTCATTAAGTAATAAATTAAATAGATATGCAATTGAACCTGGATTAATAGGGCAGGGTCGTTATGAATCAGATTTAGTTGGCGGTATTAGGCCTAATATTTACAATTTGTGGCAATAATGAAAATTCTAATTACAGGCGATGAAGGATTTGTAGGTAGAGCCTTTCATAGAGCGCTAGATACAAAGAATAATGAAGTAGTTGGCTTTGATATTAAATCAGGCATTGATGCTCGCAAATTCTTTGCAGCCGATAACACTTACTTTGATGTTGTAATCCACTTAGCCGCCGTTGTCGGTGGCAGAGCCACCATTGAAGGTAATCCTTTGGCAGTTGCCACTGACCTGGCGATTGATTCTGACCTATTCCAATGGGCGCTTAGAACCCGCCCTGGGCGAATAGTTTATTTCTCATCCTCTGCTGCTTATCCAATTATGTTGCAGCGAGCAAGATTTAAAGCAAGATTATCTGAGCAAGATATAAATTTAGAACACATTAGAACTCCTGATCAAACTTATGGTTGGAGTAAATTAACTGGTGAGATGCTGGCGCAGTACGCCAGAGATGAAGGCTTAAAGGTAACAATCCTTCGCCCATTTTCAGGATACGGCGCAGATCAATCTTTAGATTATCCATTCCCATCATTTATTGCTAGGGCTAAGGCGAAAGCATCACCATTTAAAATATGGGGATCAGGTCAGCAAGTAAGAGATTTTGTACATATTGACGATGTAGTTCAAGCAACTTTTGCAGCCATTCTTAATGGCGTTGAAGTTATGAATATCTGCTCTGGTAGGGCAACCTCTTTTATTGATTTAGCAGAAATGATGATGTTATCTGCTGGATATTTAGCACCAATCCAAACTGATATAACTGCGCCAGTTGGCGTTGAGTATCGTGTTGGTAACCCAAGATTTATGAATATGATTTATGAACCAAAGATTTCCTTAGAGCAGGGTATAGCGCAAGCGCTAGCCCAATAAAAAATCCCTACCTCGCCAGCCGTCGGCGGAGGTAGGGATTTTTTTCTTTTTAATTATGCTTTTATTAATTCACCTTTGATGCCTGCAAGTTTTGGGTAATATCCAAAATCAATATCATTTTGAATATGTGTAACAACTTGCCCTGCGGTGTCGTACCACTTATCCATTGCGTGATTAGTGTTGGTAACTTCGCCATCTTTAAGTATTTGATAACTCATATCATCATTTACTTTTATTGCAAATGAACCATCTTTACTGATCCATTCTTTTATTACTCTAGCCATTTGGTGCCTTCCTTTTCTATTGAGGAGTTTCCTCAATTCTATTTAGTTACTTGCCTGCCAAGTATAATGGTGTGCATCCCATTTGTGCGCTTCTACTTCTCTTTGTACGCAAGCCTTAATTGCTCCACCAGTTCTTGATTCCCAACCGCAAGAACATTTAACATCCCAAGCATTATGTTGAAAACCTTTATTGTTACGCATTTTTGAACCATCGTGCAAAATTGCAAACCATTGAATCTTTACTGTTTCTGTTGTTGGTACTAACTTCATTTGGTGCCTCCCTTTATTTGGAACCTTTTGTTCCGATGGCATAAGTGTATAGGCGATTGTCTATACACGCAAATCTAGTCCAATAAATCTTTCGGCGTGTCGATCTTGGCAAAAGCCCGCTTAGCCTGGCTCTGGTAGCCCAGATTAAGCGCCCAGGATGGCACTGGCCGCAGCGGGCGCTGGCGGCTGAGGCAGGCAATGCCCAAGGCCACCCAACCTCCCATAAAGCCCAGGATTGCCCAAGGCAGGGGCCGCCTGCCCTTGCCGACGGCCACTATCGCCGTTAATACTGCCCAAAGGATTCTCATTTGATGTAATCCTTTAAACAATCATTGATTACCTCAGAGGCGGTTTTGCCCTCCGCTGCTGCCTTGATTCTTACCTTATTCCAAATTGCATCTGCAATTCTTACTGATCGTTGCGGTTTCGTGGCCATTATTCTCCTGTTAGTGTTTTTAGATGCGGATTTAAAACTTTCATACTTACATAGATAGCCCTAGCCATTTCATCAGGATCGCTGCTATTGCTAGCAGTAATTAGAACCTCAGCCGATGCCAGCATATCCATTTGCATTTCTGTAAATAATGCTTTCATTGCGCCCATTGTTTCACCTCCCTTTCATCATAATATTGGAATGTAAAACATCGCACTTCGGGCAGACTAAGCATTGGAACTGCTCGCCATTATCGTATTGATACCAGCGGCGAACTAAGTTGCCGTTAGGGTTTTCACACATTTGGCAGTTTTTCATTTTACTTACCTTCCTTTAAACATTCATTGCAAATTGGTAAATAACCATGCCTAACAATTAAAGCAGTAACTGCTTGATTACCACATGGGTTCATAATGTTTTTCTGGCATTTTTGCTCAATGATTTCATCATAGAAATCCATAAAAGAAAAATCCTTTTGTTTCATTTACTTACCTTCCTTTAGGTAACAATTATCCATTGAGCCGAAGCAGTAGCCGTCGGCGGTGTAGTTAATATGAGTTGCCAAGAAATAAATCGTGGCCAGCATTAGTAGCCAGAAACTTATCCTGGCTACCTTGCGAACTTGCAGATACTTTTTAGAGCGCTGCATTAGAATTTTCCCAAACAATCATCTCCCCAAATTTCCCATGCTTTGGCACGGGCTTGGTCTAAAACATCGCTTGTTGGTTTCATTAAATTATTAAATGATTCCATTACTGCATTATATTCTTGTTCGAATTCCGCTTGAATTTTTGCAATTGCCTCATCACGCTTTTTTTCTAAAGCATCAATAACACTATCTCGTGGTGGGCAAAAACTATCTAATGCTTTTACCCAAGCATTATATTCAGATGCAACCATTTCATCTTTTGCTATCCACGCTTTATTTATTCTGCGTGTGCGTGCTGCTTTTTCTGCTGGTGTTAAATTTGTTGCTGTATTCATTTGGTGCCTTCCTTTTATTGGATTACCTTTTGCAACCCATTGAGATAAATGTATAGACAATTGACTATCGGGTCAAGTACCTGCAAATCCAACCCCTCAGCGTGTCGGCCCACTTGCCCCCGCAAAAGTCAGTTATGTGTGCCACACTTACGCCTAAGCCCAAACCTGGGCGTTAAAAGGGGGTAAGGAATGGAAATAGCAATAATGATAGGTGCAGCAGGTTTAGCCCTAGTAGGGGCTTCTCTTGCCAGCATCCTGACCAATGGCACCGATGATTGGGCAGGTCAGGTAAAAAAGGCAGAACGCAGCCGCGCCAAGATGAAAAAGGCGTTAAGCAAATGAGTGATAACTGGAGTGAGATTTTTAGAATCTTTATTTCTAATGATGGCTCCTACTATTTGTATTTAGAGGAGCGGGAAGCCTGCGTTGATTTGATTGAAAATATCAGCGATGAAATTGAACTCAGTGATTTTGCCGAAATTAAAAAGGCATCCAAGGCTGATCTGCGTGATGATTTTGCAACAATGCGATTGGATAATGTTCGCAAGAATTTACCGCCAATGGCATTAAAGGTTGCAAAACTTACTGAGAGAGAGTTGCTCGATTTAGCCCAGGAGATAATTCAAACAGTTCAAGATAAAAACAAAATCCGATTGGAGATTGTTAAGTAATGGCTAACCCAAATGGTAGAAAGGGTGCTGCTTTTGAAACGGCAGTTCTAAGATTCTTTCGCGCTGCTGGTGTTGTAGCAGAGCGTTTGACCAAGGCGGGCGCAAGAGATGAAGGCGATTTAGTTGTAATCATTTCTGGTGCTACCTATATTTTAGAACTTAAGAATCGAAAGAAGTTAGACCTACCTATCTTTTGGGCTGAAGCACAAATTGAGGCTGAGAATTATGCAAGAGCAAGAAATTTAGATTTTATTCCCCCTGCTTATGTGATTGTTAAACGGCGCAATGCAGGTATCGAAAAATCTTGGGTGATTCAAGATTTAACTCAATGGCTTTCTGATAAATGAGGCCCATTGACTTCCTATCTGATTCCCCCAAATTTTCCAATGCGCTTTGTGCAAAATTGGAAAACAAAGACTATTTCTTTCCTGATGGAAAGATACTTGAGGCAGAGCGCCTCCCAGAGTTGCAATCGATTTGTAACATCTGCATACATAGAAAGGAATGCTTGGAGTACGCGATAAAGGAGAAAATCCGATTCGGCATTTGGGGTGGAACTACTGGCGAGATGCGTAGGAGATTATTTAAAAAACAATCTCTGTTCGTGGAACGCAAGGGTAAAGCCAAAACTGTTCGTAAAATGCACGATGAAGGAAGTACTCCTCAACACATAGCATCATTTCTGCAAGTGAATCTGCCTTATGTAAAGGAGATGATTCGCAGGTATGAAAAGGTGAAAATGAAAGGAGCAATCCAATCAAACCTGAATATAGAAAAGTTAGCCAAAGAATTGCGCTCATCATCGGGGTTAGCGCAATGACTTCTTTATTAGTTCAAGCAGTTGCACCAGATCGGGTTAGCCCACTATCTACTCAGCCTAAAATGCTGATTAATCAAGTGGATGCTAGAGATTTGGCAAAGGAACTATTGAACAATAAAGATTTCAAATGTTGGGATCAACTAATGACTAAAGAAAGCCATTGGAACGATACCAAGAATCCAATTAGTTCAGCCGAAGGAATTGGCCAATTACTGGATGGAACTATGGAGAATCTTGGGATGAAACGCTCAGATGCTCCAGCAGCGCAAATGGTTGCAGCCCTTGCCTATCTTGGGCGGCATTATGGTTCAGGCGGTGCTTGCAAAGCCTGGAATCATTGGTTAAAGCACAAATACTGGTAAACAAATAAGGGGGTAAATCAGTGAGTGTAGAAATTGAAAAAGGTGTTGTTGATTTTGATAACAACGCCGCTGCTTGGCTAGAGAACTATAAAAATGCTCTAGCCAAGATCAAAGAATGGCAAGAGGTAGCAGATGTAGCCAGAGCGCACATCGAGCAATCTCTTGGCGATGCTGAAGTTGGTATGTATCAAAATCGGCCAGTAGTTCGATGGAGTTTTATCGAAACTAGGCGTTTTGATATAAAGCGTGCTAAGGAAATTTTACCTGCGCAGGTTTTAGATACCTTAGAAGTTATTTCAAACTCTCGGCGTTTCTCAATCGTGGAGCAAGATAATGAGTAGTATCATTCCTGCTCCAACGATTGATACACCGCCATTTAATCCAATTACACCAGATGAATATGATGATGAGGATGATGAATAACTTAGTAGCACCAAATAAACCAAGCAAGCAAATGGCAATGGATATTGCAAAAATCATTACCGATGCTGGCACTTGGACACCTAGAAGCAAGCAAGTATCTATTGGCCCATCTGAAATCGGCCACGAATGCTTGCGCCGTTTAGCCTATAAGTTAATTGATATTCCAAAGGCTAATGAAGGCTCTAGTGGTAATTGGGCTGCTCAAGTTGGAACTGCAATTCATTCTCACTTAGCGGAAATATTTGAAAAAGTTGAAGGTTTTCAAGTCGAACAAAAAGTTACGATCAGAGGCGGATTATCTGGCACCATTGATTTATATGATGAAGTTCGTGGAATCGTAATGGATTGGAAAACAACAGGTGCTAGTGGATTAAAAGAACGCCGCAGCAGTGGCGCTACCACTCAGCAACAAATCCAAGTTCAATTATATGGTTATGGCTTAGCCCAGATGGGCGCAGTTGTAAATAAAGTTGCTTTAATCTATTTACCAACATCAGGTGGAATAGATGATATGCACATTGAACTTTATGATTATGATGAAAAGATTGCTTTGGCGGCCCTTGAGCGATTAGATAATTTATATGCGCTGCTTACATCAATTGATGTTGAGCAGTTTCCGTCGATGTGGGCAGTTATACCAAAGGTGAGCAGCCGCCTTTGTAATTACTGCCCATATTTCCAACCATTTAGTAAAGATGAATCAGTTGCTTGCGCTGGAGATACTGCATGAGTCTTGATGAAGCAACTATAAATGATTTAAAAAAGTTGAAGGAGGAGTTAGAATCAAATCTAATTCATCAACAACAAATGCAACACCCAATCCAAACCACAAACCAAACAGAAAAGGGGGAATGAGAATGACCTTCTCACCACCATCAATGAGTGAAAGCGGCCCAAAGGTTGCTGATCTAGCAGGACAATTACTAATCATTACTCCAACTGATTACAAAGTCGGCATTAAAACAATTCATGGCGACGCTGAAGCAGTTGAAGTATCTTTAGTTAATCTTGATACCAATAAATCTTACGATAGCGTTTTATTTTTTAATGTTGCACTACGCAACTCTCTGAAGCAAAAGATCGGCCAGAAGGTTCTAGCCCGCATTGGGCAGGGAACTGCAAAGCCTGGTAAATCTGCGCCTTGGATTTTATTAGATGCAACCACTGATGCTGCTGCTCTTGCTAAAGCAAATGCTTATTTAGGAACAGCCTCGGCTCCTGCCCCTGCGGTAGCAACGGCAGTGCCTGCGGCGAACGGCACCATCACACCTGAAGTTGCAGCCTTACTGGCACAATTAGGGGCTAAACCAGTTTAAAACATTCTTGGCAATTTTAACCTTCCTTTTAATTGCCAAGATAGCAAGCGCCTGGCGGCTTTCCTGGGGGAAAAGTTGGTTCGATTCCAACGCTTGCACTACACAAACTTTGATTGGTGGGTGAGATAAATGCGTGATGGCAGTTGCATCCACATCTTTAGCATCATTAACAAAAATACCTGCGATCTTTGTAATCAGCCAACAAATGAAATAAATTGGCAGAAACAAAATGAGATGAAAGAGGAGTGGCATAAAGATAATCCTGATGCAAAATATGGCGGATGGGTGAGTATATGAACGAAGGAACAGGATTTAGCGAAACTTGGCTAGATGATGATGATTTTAAATATGGATCAGGTACCACGCTGGTACCATTTTTTTCTAGGGGGCGCTGATGATAAAATTTAGATTACCTTTTTACTTCGAACAAACAGGCAAGCCCTACATCTTATTAAATTGTTATCACTGTTCTAAACCACTTTTTATTGCTAAAGATAATATTCGCAGCAATAACTATTGCGGTACTTGCAAATGAACGATATTTACCTATCAGCGCTGCAATTAGCCAAAGAAGGAATCTCAGTAGTTCCTGTTTCACTCGATGGTTCCAAAAAGCCTGCGCCATTTACTTGGCGCAAATATCAAGAGGAACGCCCTACAACTCAAGAGTTAGTTGATTGGTTTAGTAAAGGAACTCAGCAAGGTGTCGGCGCTATCTGCGGAGCAGTATCAGGTAACTTAGAGATGTTAGAACTTGAAGGTAGAGCAGTAGCAGCCCAAATTCACATTCAGGCAAAAGATATGGCAGAAAACTCAGGGCTAGGTGAGATTTGGCAAAAGATTCAAGATGGCTATTGCGAAGTTACACCATCGGGTGGAATCCATTGGCTATACCGAATTAAAGATGGATTAGTTCCTGGCAATCAAAAACTTGCAAGGCGGCCAGGTGAAAACGGCGGCGTTGATGTACTTTGTGAAACTAGAGGTGAAGGTGGCTTTGTAATCCTGGCTCCATCAGCAGGTTCCTGCCATCCATCAGGTGAGCCTTGGAAAATGTTAAGCGGCTCAATTGCAACAATTCCTACTATTACACTCGCAGAGCGTGAAGCCCTGTTTTCAATCTTTAAATGCTTTGATGAGATGCCAAAGGTTGAAAACATTGCGCAAGAAATTAAAAGCCGAGAGGTCAATCTTTCCTTACCAGGAGATGATTACAACTCTAAAGTTTCTTGGGATCAAATTCTTACACCCCTTGGCTGGTCAAAGGTTTACACTAAGAATGATGCAACAGCCTGGCGCCGCCCAGGAAAAGATGAAGGCATCTCAGCAACAACAAACTTTAATGGCAAAGATAATTTGTATGTTTTCACTACATCAACAATATTTGAATCAGAGCATTCCTATTCTAAGTTCGCAGCCTACGCAACATTAGAACACAATGGCGATTTCAAGGCTGCTGCATCTGCCTTGCGAAGCCAGGGCTACGGCAAGCCAATAGAACTTAACACTCTTGCAAACTTACAAACTCACTCACCATCCCTAGTTACCTTGCGGGATGAGAATGAGGAGGTAACAACCTCAACTTGGATTCCAGATTTTATTAACGCCGACAATATTTTTGATGAACCAGAGCCATCAATTCTTGCTCGCCTTGATGGGCATTGTATTTTCTACGCTGGCAAGATCAACGCACTATTTGGTGAATCTGAATCAGGCAAAACTTGGGTAGCACTTGAGGCAGTTCGCCAAGAGTTAGATAAAGGCAACACTGTTTTTTATTTAGACTTCGAGGATTCAGTTCGAGGAATCTATAATCGCCTAAAGACGCTAGGGGCTGATTTAAGACACTTTAAAAGTTTTCTGTATAGTAACCCTACTGAAGCGCTAACGGCAGGTGCTAGGGAGGCTTTGCTGACCAAAATCGATGAGTATAAACCCTCTCTTATCGTTGTTGATGGAGTAAACGCTGCAATGAACATAATGGGATTAGATTTAGAAAAGAACAAAGATGCCACCTCATTTAGCCAAGAGGTACTGCGCCCGCTGCGATTGCATAATGCAGCGATCATTACAATCGATCATGTTACTAAATCTAAAGATAATCGTGGAAATTACGCGATCGGCGCCCAAGCAAAGCGTGCTGATATTGATGGTTGCGCAGTAGCAGTTGAGGTTGAGATTGCATTTGGCAGAGGCATTGACGGCGCCCTAGCGCTAAAGGTTACTAAGGATCGCCCTGGCTATGTCAGGGCCATTTGCCAGGAGGGTAAGAACCTTGGCGTTGCAAATATCAAGGCACTGGCAACTGGAAATATAAAGATAACTATTGAAGGTGCCACCGCCGAGGTTATGAATATCGAAAAGAAAATGGAGCAGGTTTCAACCTTTATGGCAGAGCATGGGGTTGAGATGGGTAAAAATGAGATTGCAACTAGATTGCGAAAAGATGGGCATTCTATTGGCAATGATAATATGAAAGTAATTTTAGAATCCTTGGTAAATCGTAGGTGCCTATCGGTTCGCAGGGTTGGCCAGAAGTCTTTGTATCAATATGAAATGCAATATTTGGCCAATGATTTAAAGAGTTTGCCTGTGGATAACTTATGAAAAACAACCGATCCGCCGATCCGCAACCGATCCGCCGAACCTGCGGATTCCTGCCATATAACCGATCCGCGCCTTCCCCCCCTTATAGGGGGGAGGCGGATCGGTGGTTCGGTATGCGTAGAGGATCGGTGCTATGAACTATTTAGACTTTAAACCTATAAATTGCAGAGCCTGTGGAAAACTTATTTGGGCAGGTCATTCATCTGCTGGTTTCCCAACAAAACTTGATATAGAGCGGCTCAACATTTTAGAGGAGATAGTTAAGAAGGTTAGCCAGATTAGAACCTATGAAGCCCATCGAACTTTAGTTAGTTTTGAGGTTACCCCAAGAATGGGTGCTTATGTGATTGGATCAGAATTTAAACCAGAGAGAGTAATTCTGGCTGAACATAAATGCAGCACATTTACCTTATTTGAAACTGAGCCACCTGATTACTGGAATCGCAACATCAACCACAAACCAATACTAGAGGAGATACCCTTCTAATGAACTGCCAAGTATGTAGCAGAACTACTCAGGTTGAAGGTGCCTGCCGAGTTTGCTTTATGAAAGTTAAATCCTCATTGGTTGAAATACCTGACCTACACTTTGAAGCCCAGATGTTTATTACCCCAGGTAGGAGTGGTTCAGGCAAGGCTAGCGCTGAGAGAAGCATTGGGGTAAATGTTGCAGCCCTAGATTTTTCAGTGGCTACTGACCTACTGCGAACCCTGCATTCTTGGGAAGTAATCATTAGATCAGATAGGAAACTAACCCCACCTGCGCTGGTACCCAAAGAGCCAACTATTGATGCTGAGGTGCAGGCAACAGTGGATTTCCACTGCTCCCACTTAGAATGGAGCCTTAGCCAAGAATGGGCGGTAGAATTTGCTAGTGAGGTTTATGGCCTCCATGCTAAAGGCAGATCAGCCGCAAAAAGATTTACAGAACAGGCAAGAAGGATTCCTTGCCCAACTGATGATTGCAAACGATTTGTTGTAATTGATGTAGAAAATCTTATGGATGATGTTTCTTGCTTCGGATGTAAACAGAGTTGGTCAGTACTTAGGTTAATAGCCTTAGCAATGAGCAACCCTGATAGAAAGTTTTATTTAGATGTTGAGGCAATAGCGGCTTGGATGGGAACTACCGAAAGAACTGTTTACAATTTAATAAAAACTCATAAGGTAGAAAGGCGAGGTAGTTTGTATGATCTCTCTGCAATCATCAAAGCCAAGAACTCAACACTTTAATTTGCATAAGTTTTCACTCTTTTGTGTTACACTTGCGTTAGCAGATTTTACTATCTCTGCGAAAGCCCTAGCCAAATTGTCTAGGGTTTCTTTATTGGTTGGAAAAGTTATGAATGGAGAAGTTGAGGATTTAACCGAAATAGATGAAGCCCTTATTCATGCTTCTCGCACTCGTAATGATCCAGCCTTTACACATCGCCAACGCGAAATAGTTAATAAGTTTATTGATGATCTATTAGATTCCAGATCAGAACTTACAAAATGCTAAGCATCAGAATAAAGATACTTGATATAGCAACTGAAATAGAAACTGATCAAAACTTATCATTTGATGCAATTGATTCTTTATTAAATCGGGCGGTGCAATCAACACTGCAATCATATCTATCGTTACCAGAGAGTGATCGCCTTGCGCCATATAAACTTTACACACCTGAGCATGACGATATAGATGATGATGATGAGGATTCAGAATGATCTGCAAAATTGCAGGCATTGTAAATTAGATTTACCATTACATAGATTCCACAAAGATCGCAAGAAACCAAATGGTTTATATCATACTTGCAGGAGTTGCCGCAGTAAGTATCGCAGGCTTATTGATCTATCGGATGCTGAATACAAAAAGATACTTGAATCGCAAAACAACCAATGCGCTATATGTGGCACAAATGCTTCGGAATATAAATCATTATTAAATGTAGATCACGATTACAAAACTAAAAAGATTCGTGGATTACTTTGTACCAATTGCAACATGGGATTAGGACACTTCAAAGATTCACTGAGTAATTTACATCGTGCCTTGATGTACATAGCCAGGCACAATGTTTAAGTTGCCTCGGCCTTGCGTTGATTGCCAAGTGATTACCAGGTCAGCAAGATGTGTTAGTTGTAAAAGAATAAAAGATAAGCAAAGACCGACACCAACTCAGCGCGGCTATGATTCTAAATGGCGTAAATTATCCAAGGAATTTAGAACTGTTTATCCTTACTGTTTTAAATGCGGATCAACAAAAGATTTAACAACTGACCACATAGTCAGTAAGAAAAACGGCGGCCAATCCATTTGGTCAAACCTGCAAACGCTTTGCCGCATTCACAATTCAGAAAAAGGTTCGGGCTAACCCCCGCCCAGGCATTATCGGGTACGGCATATAAGTTCAGGCAGCGTGCGGCTAGATAC